AATGCAATCTGATGGGGTTACTCCCGGGCAAGGTTTAGCTAACTTAGCAGATAATCAAGCACACAAAGCTAACTTTAAGTTAAGTGTGGATGGGTCTATTGAAGTTCGAGTAGACGATGTCATAGCGTACACCAGTACGCATAATGATATGAGTAGAGTTATCGGAACAGAATTCCGAGCAATAGTAGGCTGTTTAAATAATGCTGTAGGAAATGAAACATTTAGTCATCTAAAAGGGTACATATGGGACTTCAAGGTCTGGATTAATGGCCATAAAGAAAATGGTGAGTTATGGATTAATGACCCAATTAATAAGCCTAAATATGATGTATACCCTTTAAGTACCTACAAACAAGAACCAAATTTATTTGAAAGTTTGGATGCACCATACGGACCTGAAAAAGTATCTACTTATATAACTTCTGGTGGTTCAACTCAGTTAACTTCAGTAGACGGTGAAATCAATGTTTATCGAGTTAATGCAAACTCATCTTGGCTCATCAGGAAGCAGAATACATTTAGTAAAGGGGTTTACCTTGTTGATGTCGAGTATGACATGACTGAGCAGTGGAGCCTGCAAAATATTGGTGGGTACGTCTATTCTCACCGTGACTCAGGCCCAGTAGTGACTACTAAAGCAGGTTCAAATGGGACATTGAGATATGTGTTTGAGTGTGACGCAGATGGGCACTCACTCAGCGTAGTAATTACAAGTAACACAAACCCTGATGATATTGGCAAGAACCTTAGAATTAAAAAATTCAATATTAGACCTTTATCATACAATGTTGCAGCAGCGTATAATTTCATAGAATCTGACTACACAATATTTAAGACTAACAGTAATAAATGGACTACAGATAACTTAGTACAAAATGGTAGTTTTAGTGACGGAAGCACAAACTGGGTATTTGCAAACGGGTGGTCTGTCATTAACGGAAAAGCCAAAAGAGACGGTGACAGTGTTAATGATGGTATCCAGTACTTTAACTTGTTCAATAAAGGAAGTAGATACGAGCTAGAGTATACAACTGATCAACGTACTGTAGGTAGCCTAATAGCGTATGTCAGTCAAGGTGGGCAACGTGTAGATACTGCTACAAACTCTGGATTAAATATGAAACATAAGTATGAGTTTGTTAGTGATTTTACTGATAAGCTACTACTGAGTGGAACAAATAGTTGGGATGGTGCTGTTGATAATGTCAGTGTAAAAGAAATATTAAATCAGCCAATTCTACCTAAATCACGTAAGTTTACATTTTTTGACAATATAGCCCAAACTACCATGGTTTTTGATTCTGCTGTACCGCTAGGGTTAAATTGGAAAATTAAAGTAAAATTTAGTGTAGATAATCTGAACTCATTAAGAACAATTGTAGGTAATGGGGGCAGTGGTGCACAATCAATGTTTGGCATTCGAATTGATACTGATGGTGATGGAGGTAGGATACGCGCAGTATTACCTCGTTCTGCAAATTCATTAGCTTCACGGGCTTGGCCTCATGCTAATGTAGGGGCAATTGAGCCAAACGTAATGCATACTGTTGAGCTGTCCTGTGCAAACGGCTCTGATTTTACTTTCATAGTGGATAATATTGTAGATAGTGTCACTTTCAACGATATTGATACTGATATTGTTGTTAAAAATATTGGCGCTATGACATCCTCAATAACTCATTTTGCTGGCTATATCGCTGATTTGGAAATAGATGTTGATGGTGAAAGTATCGTCAATATGCCTATCAATGGGAATTACCAAGAAGACCGTGCCAATTTAGTGTTAAATACATTATCGGAATTAACTCCGCTAAATTATGATTTATCAGTTGTTGGTTATGTCACTAATGAAAGCTCTGATGTTGAAATGCAAGTTGGAAAAGATAGTGTTGAAATTTGGCGAAACAGCAACACAACTGGTCAATTTGGGTGGAACCTTGCAAACATCACAGACGTTAATGAATACATACTAGAGTTTGATGTAGAGGTATTCACAGGTAGTGGTATGGTGCAATTTTGGACTGATTCATGGTCTGGTCGAGGTTTCTCTGCTTTTACTGAAGGTGATAGATTTAAGTTCCGTGAAAAACTACACAACATAGGTAGAATTAGATTTAAAGTTGCTGACTCAGGTGGTATTGCACATATTAAATTTAGTAACATAAAAGTATGGAAAATTGAGGATGGTAAACCTTGCGCTAGGGCAGACAATTTTTTGTTAAGTGATTCTCAGCACTTCAAATACTGGAAAGAAGGTAAGTATCTTGGTCCTGAACTTATAACAGAAAGTGTGTGGAAAACTCCGTCACTTGCTAGAGACGCTTGGGTATTTGATGCTCAAACAGACACTTGGACGTTAACTGGGGATGGTAGTGCCGAAGAATTAACTTTTGTAACTACTTCTGAGCAACCGCAGCATATGTTTTTAACAGTTGGTGTCTTAGCAGTATCAGGTGCAGGTGCTGGTCTTAGTATAACATCTGCTAACCCACCCTATATAATTACTGAGCCGGGTTTATACACAGCAATCATTGATCTTAATGAACATGTGCGGCAACAGTTTAAACGTGCTGGTGGTGTTGTAAATGCCACAATATCTAGACCCTCTCTGCGTAAAATATTGGAGCTAAAATCATGAAAGTATATTTAATTTGGGCTGTTGCATTGGCCGAAGAGATCGATACAACAGATCGTGACCGGTATATTGAAAAGTTCCCTTGTGCTGCAAAATATGAACCTTTTTACTTGTTCCCAGCAGAACAAGAAGAAGTTACCGCATTGACTTGCGAAGTAGTAGACCTTTCATCTAAATTACTGGTTGAAAGTGCAGAAGATAAGTACAATGAAACAGATATTACTTATGCTGAATTTGATGCTATGGCAGATGAATTAATAAACCAAGGATTTAGTGGTAGAGCTATTGTATTAAGTGTAGCCCAAGGTAAGTACTTAAAAGAATCTAGATATCCAGAGCCTGAAACAGGAGAGTAAAATGCAAGTGTTAACAGACCAACAAATATTTGGTGGTAAAGGCACCAGAAAACAATGCTTATTTAAAGCTGAACCAAATTCAGGTGAAGTTATTTTGAAAAATATTAGTTCTGATGGTACTTATGTTGAAGTTAAACGATTTGACTCAGCATCGACACCAGCAGAATTAAAAGTACTTTATTACGATTTTGCTGGGGATTATTTTCAAGTAGAATTAACAGTAGACGCTACAGCATCTATTAGTGAATAAAAGTATCGAGGTAATGATGGACGTTAATGAAGATAAATTACAAAAGCCCATTGATTTGAAAGACTGGAAAAAGGCTCCATCATTACAATCAATACTTGATGATGTTTCTGACGCTGCAGAATCTTTGGATAACCACTTAGAAACAGTAAAACGTTGGATTGATAATTTATACGTTAAGGGTTCTGCAAAACCTAAAAAGGTTAAAGGAAAATCCAACTTTGTTCCTAAGTTAATCCGTAAACAGTTTGAGTGGCGCTGTGCTGCGTTATCTGCTCCCTTTCTTAGTAACCCTAACTTATATCAAACAGCACCTAGAACACACGCAGATGTGGAATCAGCACGTAAAAATGGTCTGATACTTAACTACCAATTTAATTACCTTTTGGATAAAGAACGTATCATCAATAAGATTGTACGGACTAACGAAGCTGAAGGTACTGTTATTATTAAAGTTGGGTGGGAAGAGAAAAAACGTGTTATTGAGGTTGAAGAAGAACAGTTTGATTATGTTCCTGCAGTTTCAGAAGAAGAACAACAAGTAGCACAAGCTATTATTGCCCAATATGAGAGTGACCCTAGTGTATTTGGGCAAAAAGGTAATGAGCACTTTTTAACAGCACTTCAGATGTCTTTAACGTCTGATACTATGTACATTCCAGTATCTGCGGGTATTGAAACAGTAGAAAAAGAAATAGTTGTTAAAAACCAACCTACTGTTGAAGTATGTAATATTCAAGATGTTACATTTGACCCGTCATGCAAAGAAGATTACACCAAAGCTAAATTTGTTGAGCACAGACCTTAGAGAATTGGGTATTTATGAAAATCTCGATAATGTAAAAGTTGAAGACAATACAATTAAAGGTATTGATCACGTATCCAATGATCGTGGTATCCCTAATCAAAATTTTGACTTTAATGACCGAGAACGTAAACGAATTATGGTACATGAGTACTGGGGTTTACGTGATATTCATGGTGACGGAATTTTAACTACGTATGTTGTTACTTATGTAGGTGACACAGTTATCCGTATGGATGATGATGTGTATCCAGATGGTGAATTTCCTTTTGTTGTTATAACGCATACACCAATTAAAAACAGTGTATACGGTGAACCTGACGGTGAGTTGTTAGAAGATAATCAAAAACTTTCTGGTGCACTTACCCGGGGTATTCTTGATACTGTTGGTTCAGTGGCTGCAGGACAACGAGGAACTGCTAAAGGTTGGTTAGACGCATACAACTACAAACGCTACGAAGAAGGGTTACATTTCCAATTTAATCCTAATATGCGAATGGACCAAGCGTTCTATGAAACACAGATGCGCGATATTCCTGCATCCGCACTAACACTACTCGAATATCAAAATAATGACGCAGAGAGCTTTACCGGGACAAAAACATACGGTAACGAAGGTGTTTCAGGAAACGCATTAGGTAACAGTGTAGGGGGAATTAACCAAGCTGTATCTGCAAGTGCATTACGAGATTCAGATATTCTAATTCGTTTGGTTAGCGGAATTAGAAAAATAGGCTATAAAATTATAGCAATGAATAAAGAATTTCTTAGTCCAGTTGAAGAAATTCGAATTACAGATAGTCAGTTTGAAACAATTGAATTAGATGAACTTCAGGGTGAAGTGGATATTATTTTATTCCATTCAACAACTGAAGAAGACCAGAAAAAAGCAAATCAGATTTCATTTTTATTGCAAACTTTAGGTCCAAATGCATCTTGGGAAGAGCGTATGCCATTATTGGCTAAACTTGCTGATTTACAGAAAATGCCAGATTTGGCTGAGTATTATCGCAATTACAGACCTCAACCAAATCCTGCTGATGAACTAACTTTAGAGAAATTAAAACTAGAAATTGAAAACTTACGTGCAGAAAACCTTGAAATTAGAACTAAAGCGATGTTAAATCAAGCTTCAGCTAAAGACAAAAATTCTTCAGCTAATCTGAAGGATTTAGATTTAATTGAAACTGAATCGGGTGTTAAATCTGAAAGACGTAAAGATGAGATTAGATCTCAGTCTGAAGGAAATAAAGAACTCGAAATACTTAAACATAACTTATCCACTACCAACGCTGATAAAGCTTAAGGAATGATAATGCAACAACACAACGGTACTATCACAGTCACTCAAGAACAGTTCGAAGAAGAGACACGACAACTAAAAGCAGATGTCGAACGCTCTGACCGTTTAAAAGAACTTGAAGATAACCCTATCTTTAAAGAGTTATTCTTAGAACGGTACCTTAAAGAAGAACCTCAACGAATTACTTCACTATTGGCTTTGTCAGTACAAAACAACAGTAATAACGGACAAAATAGTCAACGTATGCTGTCTCGTGAAAGTTTAGATAACCAGTTAATGGGTATTTCTCAATTTGCACATTATTGTCGAATTATTCATAACATGGGGCATGCAGCTGCAGATCAGTTAGCGCACCGTGAAGTAGTAGACTCTGAAGACGATACAACTGAGGAATAAGACTATGGGTAGAGAACTTGATACTGCAAGCGACGAAGAATTCGACCGTTTATTTGATCAAGCACTTTACTCTGGTGAGGGGGAAGCTGATGCTTCCTCTGAATCCGAAGAAAGTGCAGATGATAGTACAGAAGTTACTTCAGAAGATTTTAATGAAGAATCTGATGATAATGTTGAAGAAGAAGAGTCTTCTGAAGAACATTCTGATACTGATGAAGACGATTCAGAGGAAGAAACTTCTGAAGATGATGAAGTAGAAGATACGGAAGAATCAGACGAAACAGATTCTGAGGATGAAGATAAAGATCCTGACGAATCCGATTATAAATCTCAGATTGAAGAATTATTAAGTCCATTCCGAGCTAACGGTATGGATATGTCTGTTAAAAACGTTAGTGAAGCTCGTCGCTTAATGCAGATGGGTGCGAACTATAATAAAAAGATGGGTATCTTAAAACCCAGACTTAATTTAGTTCGAGTACTTGAAGATAACGATTTATTAGACCAAGATAAAATTAATCAATTAATTGATGTATCAAAAGGTGATGCTAAAGCAATTTCAGCTTTACTAAATAATTTAGGAGTTGACCCTTTAACATTATCAAGTGATACTGACGATTATAAACCAAATACTTACAATGTTAACGAAGAACTACAAGCTATAGAAGATGTACTAGAAGATATTAAAGATGCTTCACCATCGACTTATCGCACATTAGATTCTTCCGTTATTAATAAGTGGGATGTGCAGAGTGTACAAGCTTTTGCACAAAAGCCTGAACTACTTGAAGTAGTTGCACAACATATCGGAACCAAAACAGATAATGGCACTTCGGTATTTGAGACTATTAGCAATGAACTTCAACGAAGAAAGGCTATTGGACTTCAGAAAGGAGTTTCAGACTTACAAGCTTATCATGATATTGGCTTAGAACTATTTGGCAATCCAGAGGAACCAAAAGATGTTATTAAACCTAAAGTCACTAAGCGAAAGCCTGACCCTGAACGAAAACGTAAAGTAACAGCATCATCTAAGCAAAGTGCGAGTAAACCTAAAGCTAAAGGCAAAAAGGAACTCACTTCATCTGCTCTAGATAATTTATCAGATGCTGAATTCGATGCGTACATGGACAAGATGTTAGGTTAAACCCATTTATTTTTAAGGAAGACATAATATGTCACGCGAATATAAAGACCCCTATGGCGGTACCGATTCCCAGATTGGTACTCAGTTTAACGAGTTTCATTATGCACGTAAGGCACTAATTGAAACGCTACCTAATCAGCACTTTATGCCAATGGCTGATGTAACCATGCAGCCTAAGCATTATGGTAAGAACATCAAAAAGTATTTGTATGTTCCTTTACTGGATGAGCGTAACGTAAATGACCAAGGTATTAACGCAGCTGGTGCTGTAATTGCTGATGGTAACTTGTACGGTGGCGCTAAAGACATTGGTGCTATTACTGCTGCTCTACCTACTATTGGTGAGAACGGTGGACGTGTTAACCGAGTTGGCTTTACTCGTCTTGAACTGGAAGGTTCAATGGAAGAATTTGGTTTCTTCGATGAGTACACTAAAGACTCAGTTGACTTTGATACTGATGCACAACTGATGATGCACGTTAACCGTGAAATGCTACGTGGTGCAACTGAAGTATATGAAGATGTATTGCAAGTTGACTTGCTTAACGCTGCTGGTGTAGTTCGTTATGCGGGTATTGCAACTAGTGATGCAACTATCACTGGTGAAGGTACTGCTTCACTTGTAGATTATGACGATTTTGTACGTCTAAACATTATCTTGAATGATAACCAAACACCTAAGAAAACCACTATGGTTGTTGGTTCATCTATGACGGATACCCGTACTATTCGTTCAGCACGTTATATGTTCATTGGTTCTGAACTTGAACCTACTGTTGAACAGATTACTAACTACTTCGGTGAAGCTGCGTTTGTTTCAGTTGAGAAGTACGCTGATGCAGCAACAATTGCTACTGATGAAATTGGTTCAATTGGTGCATTCCGTCTTATCTCAGTACCTAAAATGCTTCATTGGGCAGGTGCAGGTGCAAACGTTAGTTCTAACCCGGGCTTCCACGCTTCAAATGGTAAGTACGATATCTTCCCAATGCTTGTTGTTGGTGATGGTTCATTTACTACCATTGGTTTTGCAATGTCTGGTAAAAATACCAAATATCGCATTATCCATAAGCCACCCGGTGAAGAAACTGCAGACCGTACTGACCCGTATGGTAAAACAGGGTTTATGTCTATCACATGGTGGTACGGTACATTAATCCTGCGTGCAGAACGTATTGGTCTAATCAAGACTGTTGCTCGTATGTAATTGAATTGGCTACCTCTTCGGGGGTAGCCTTTACTTTGTAATAGGGTTCCACCCCACCAAGGAAATCAAATGGCTGAATTAACTGAAAAGCAAAAACGAATTGAAGCACTTAAAGAGAAGTGTGACGAGTACGGAATTACTTATGCACCCCAAGCGGGTGAATCAAAACTGCAGCAACTGCTAGATGCTTATTATAAAGAGCAAGAAGAACTATCGGGTATGCAGAATAATGTAACAACTGCAGATGTAGATGAAACTGAAGAAGAAACATCTACTGATGAAAAACCACTAACTAAAGCTGAATTGTACGAACAAGTTAAACGTGAAGCGACTAAACTTATCCGAGTACGTATTACTTGTATGGACCCTGCGTTTAAAAAGCGTAAGAGTGATCTGTTTAAAGTAAGTAACAAAGCTATTGGTATTGTTGGTCGTTGTGTACAATTTGACGGTAAACCTACCCACGTAGAGCAAGTTATTCTTGATGTTATGCGTGCTAAACGTTTCCAAATGTTTGAAGAAGAAACAGTACAAACAGCGTTCGGTCCACGTAAAGTTAAGAAAGGTCGTCAAGTACCTTCATTTGCTATTGAAGTTCTTCCTCCACTAACTGAGAAAGAATTAAAAGAATTGGCAGCAGACCAAGCTGCTCGTGGCAGCATTGACGGTTAAGTAAAAGCTAAGGAATACTCATGGCTGAGATCAATATTACTGATGTAACCAATGAAGATAACACTGGCATTTTAGATATCATACTGCGTAAGTATGAGTCTATAATCCAAGGAGAATTCAACAAAGGTAATATTGCTCAGTCAGACTATTCCAGTGCTTTTATTAATGGCTATCAAGCTACATTACAGCAAGCATTTCAATTCATACTAAATAAACAACAATCCGATAAACAAGCTGAGTTATTGGCTGCACAAGTAAGTAAGACAGGGGTTGAAGAGAATTTAGTAACTGCTCAAATTCAATTAACTAATACTCAGAAAACTAAAGGTGATTCTGAAATTGCCATTTTAGCTCAAGAGTTAATTAACCTGACTACAGCCAAAACTAAGATGGATAAAGAAATTTCCATTTTGGATTCTCAACGTCTTAATATTGATAGTGAAACAACACTTAACACCACTCGAAATACTAACTTAGGTAAGGAAGGGTTACGTATTGATAAAGAAGTGGATGTACTGTCTGAAGACATTCTTGTTAAGAAAGCTCAAGTTACTCAGATGTCTACTGAGAATACTCGTATCACTGCTCAGAAGAACTTGATTGTACAACAAGAAGCTAACGCACTACTTGAACGAGATAGTATTACAGCTCAGAAAGACCTTGTAATCAGCCAAAAAGCTAAAGTTGATGCTGATATACTAAACATACCTAAACAAGGCTCACAGCTTGATGCACAGACTGCATTGCTAGGACAACAACTGACTAATGCTGTTACTGATAACGCCACACAACTTAAACAGCAAACTAAAATAGATGGGGAAGTTGCGCTACTTTCTGTTCGTAAATTTGCTGAAGAAGCTCAGTACTTGGATACTGTAGACGGTAATGCTGTAGTTGGTGTTATCGGTAAGAAAAAAGCATTGTACGATGCCCAAATTACTGGTTTCACTAATGACTATGATGTTAAGTTACGTAATCTTAAAGCTAATGTATTCAGTGTTATGCGTGGTACTGATGATGCATTGGTGCCTGCTGCTAATATCTATGATGATATCTAAATATGGGCATATTCAGTACTCGATACAAAGTCACGGTAGACGTTGTTTCATCGACTGTTATTGACGAAACCTATAAAACTGACTTCACTAAAACTGCTATTCTGCAAGCTGCACTAGACGAAAATACTACAGTATCTAGTGCACTTAGCCATTCATTACATAAAGGTTTATCCTTTCAAGCAAACCAGTACTTACAAAAAGCCAAAGATATTTCTTCGTTGGTTTCCCCCACTGAGATAACAAACTTAATTGGTATCCCCTACGAAAGTGTACGGGAAGCTCTTATTGATATGCTGGATCAAGATGTTGTAGTTATTGACGCATACAATACAGAAGCAGACCCAGATATATTGGCTAGAGAGTATGTAATAAACAATCTGGAAGGTACTGATACGGGTACTACACTAACGTTTAAACATCCAAGTGAAGATACCTCAGTAACGTTTACTGAAGGTGTTTTTGATGAAGCAGAGTTAGTAATTAAATATGTAGACACTAACAGTACAGAATATGAAATAAGAGTAGACTACGATTATTTTGATTTTAGTAAGGATTACTTGCATGTTAAGTATTCTTTGGTAAATGAGAGTAACATTAGGTATTGGGTGTATAACCCAGATACTGCTATGCTGCACTTCCCTAATTTAGAAAAAGTAACGATAGAAAACTTCTCAGATAACTATTACCCAATTTTGATCATTCGAAACAACTTCAATGATTTGAATGACACTATAACTGATGAAGAAAGGGGAAAACTTAATAGAGCACTTTCTAAAATCGGAATGGACTTTGATACACTACATAATGAAATACTGACGGTAAAAGATGGTAATGATCCATCCCAAATGGAAGACGTGTTTCTTATGTTTGGGTGTGATGTCCTATCTGATGATTTTCATGATAAACGGTATGTCTATAAATTTTTCGAAAATGCTTACTTTAGGCAAACATACACAAAAGCAGACTTTGATGCTTGGGCAGCTACTACCCAAAGTAAAAAACAAGAATTAAAACGCAATATACTTTCTTTCTCAGAAGATAACTCTTTCAAAACAAGCATAGTATTCAACTACATTGAACGTAAAACAATTAATGGAGTTTTACCTACAGGGAACAAAGTTGAAGTTGAACTAGATATAGAACCTTCTCATACTATATTTAAAGTAGTGTTATTGGATACTTCCAAAATATACCTACGATTGCAGATAAATCCTACGCAATATGTTGAGTACTGTGTACACGGTTTACACCAAAGTCATGAAGTGTATGACAACCCTAAAAACGACAAAACTAAAGGACTGACAATAAACTTAGAAGATGCTCAAGCATTCAAAGATAATAATGAAAGTAAAGGAATATACTTACCTGTTGCTCGTACCACCTTATATCAGATTCCCGGTACTTATCGTAATTACGTCCTCCAAAATAGTCTCCGAGTATTGATATATGCTTCAGATGTTCAGAAGGTTAGGTGGTACGAGCGCAGTATTTTTAGGGTACTAGTTCAGATCATAATAATCGCAATATCCATAATCTCACAGAACTACCAAGGTATTGGTTGGGCACTTGCGCTAGAAGTAGTTGCACAGATAGTACTGCACATAATAATAAGTAAGATTTTGGTTAAAATGTTTGAATTGGTTGTTGGGGTTATTGGAATTGAAAACTCAGCAATTGTTGCAGCAATACTAACTATAGCAGCGATAACCTATGGTATCTCATTAGACGAAGCTGCGTTTAGTTTTATTGCAGACTCTATGGAAGTAGTAGATGCATTAATTGAAGCAACGTCCAATGTACTACAAGACGAGTATAAACAAGCGTTAGACAAGTACTTGGATATGGAAAAAGCTTTTAATGAAGAAATGGAAACATTAAAAGATATCCAAGAAGAACTTAACACAGGTTTAGATATCTCAAGAATAATTGCTGATTCTAATGCAATAAATTATATTGAAAGCCCTGATGAGTTTTTTGCACGAACTTTACTAGCTAATCCTGCAGAGTACTCAGTAAGTGCTGTTAGTAGATTTGTGGATTCAATGTTAGACTTACCTAGAAAGGTAGACACAATAGCGTTATCAGAGAATAAAGGTGGAGACAATGCCTGAAGAAGATCTAAATTTAAGTAATATCTTAAATAATTTAACAATGTTTAGTTCTGGCAGCGGAAGTACCCCAGCTACTGGAGCTAGTGGGTTTAACTTTGGTGGTATGTTTGGTGAAAATGGTTGGGCAATGCCAGCACTAAATACAATTAGTGGATTGGGTAATCTCTATATGGGTTTACGTAATTTTGGTATGCAGAAAGACCAGTTTCGCCAAAACAGTCAATTAATGCGAACTAACCTAGCTAATCAAGCTAAGTTAACAAATGCAGCTTTAAATGACCGCCAGATTGCACGTAATGCAATTAACCCGGG